AGAGACTTAAAACTTCTTGATTTAGGAGCTGGAAATGGGAGAGACACTAAGTGGTTTGATAAAGGGCAATTTCAAGCCTACGGTGTTGATAAAAACTACGGTGAAATACTGGAAAAAGATATCAAAAGTGGCATAGTTTACAGGTTGGATTTTAAAGAGATTTTAGATAACGAATTTTTTAAAGACTCTGATATAGTATATTCAAGATTTTTTCTACACTCTATATCGAACGGTGAGATTAAAAAGATTGTTGATTTTTCTAAAAAGTATTTTGTTGCAGAGTTTAGAATAAAAGGAGATGAACCAATAATTTATACAGACCATAAAAGGAATTTTATAGACATCGGTTGGCTAACAAACCTGTTAATTAGCAATGGTTTCCAAATACTAAAAATGAAAGTTGGTAGAAATATGGCGAGATATAAGAACGAAGACCCTTTAGTAGCTAGAATAATAGCAAAGAGATGGTAAATAAAATATCTTTCATAGTAAAAACGTTTAAGAGATACGATTGTCTTGAGAAATTACTCAAGAGCTTATATGATTATTATCCAGAAGCTGATGTTATAGTTGCAGATGATAACGAAAAAATTAATCGTAAGTTTTATAAAAAATGGAGTAAAGTAAAGTTAATTCAACTTCCATTTGACAGCGGTTTATCTGTTGGTAGGAACGAAGCAATAAAAGCTTCTGATAAAGAGTTTATTCTACTCCTAGACGACGACTTTATTTTTACAGATGAAACAGACATAGAAAAGTTTTACAAAGTAATAAATTATGATAGTGAAATTGGTGTAGTTGGTGGTTGTTGCCTTGAACACGGTAGTGAAGTTCACTATGAACATAAGTTTACTTTTAATAATGGAGTATTGAAGCACGTATCAGATGGAGATATTTGGAAAACAATAGACAAAATAAGATTTAAATATACTGAATGTGTTTTGAATTTCGCTTTATTCAGGAAAGAAGTTTTTAAAGATATTCAATGGGATAATAAATTAAAACTAGCAGAGCACATTGATTTTTACTTAAGATTTAAGGACACAAAATGGAAAGTAGCTTATACTCCGAGAGTAAAAATTATTCATCAAAAAGTAAGAGACGAAGATTATAAGTATTGGAGGTCAAGAGCTAGATATTTCTCTGCTATGATGTTTAAGAAAAACAAAATAAAGAAAATGATAACACAAAAAGGAACAACAACCGTCCTTAGGAGTAATAATAAACTTTTTACATATAAAACAAAAATAATTTAAAAAATATGACAATAAACTATTCACAAATTAAAGAGCTGAAGTCAATTTATAAAGAATATAAAAAAACGTCTGAAATAATTAGTGAACTTAAAAAGACCTACGAAGATAGATATGGAAAAAATATCGTAAAGCTTAATAGAGACGGTAAAGAAATTGAACTAGAAGAAAACGTTTTATGGACAGAGATATTTCACGGTGGTATTAAAACTCAAGCTGGAAAAATAATGGCTGAAAAATATCCAGAGCTATTTGATAGCTTTAATAAGCAAGAGCAACTATTAGATAAATTAAATCTATTTACGGTTAAGAACTGGGGATTTTTCTTTCAACAGATGAGTTTAGTTATTTTGATAGACCTTGTTTCAGCTTTAATAAGATATGAATTATTAAGATTTTTCTTTTTGGACAAGATTATTATTGGCTTTAAGAAACTAATTAATAAAATATATGTCAGAAAAGCAAGAAAAGAAATTGAGAAAAATGTATAAGAAAGATTTAAGTATAAAAACCAAAGATGTCTTTACTTATTTCATGAAACAAAGGCCTTGGTATATCCCGAAGAAATTATGGGTATACTGGTTGACTAAGTAGATATGAATTACCAGGAAAAGAAAATAACTAAGATTATCGATAAAGGACAAGGTGATTTTATAGAACATAATTTTGAATATAAATGCGAGGACTTATTCGGAGAAGCAACAATCACTTCAGTAAATAAACTAGACGGAGATACTTTGGATGAGTTAGTTTGTGATATTATAATGGCTAAGCAACTTAAAAAAGGACACACACCAAATTATGAAATAGATTTTCAAGCTAAGTTTAAATCACAATGGAAAGATGATGAAGATAATAATATAACTAATAATAATAAACCTATGAAAAAATTAAACAAAAAGAACAAAATTACTGCAATTCTATTATGCTTCTTTTTAGGAGGTATAGGATTTCATCGTTTTTACTTAGGAAAGATTGGAACAGGATTATTAATGTTGTTTACTTTCGGTGGATTTGGTATTTGGACGTTGATAGATTTTGTAATTCTATTAACTATGTCTGATGAAGATTTTGAAGATAAATATAATAAATAAATAATATGGCTAGAAAGGATCTGATTCCTTTTAATAGACTAACGGAAGAGGAACAGAAGAAATTAGCGATAAAAGGAGGTCAGGCGAGTGGAGAGGCTCGAAGAAAAAAAAGAGACTTAAAAGAGAAGCTAGCCGTAGCATTAGAATATATAACATCTGAAAAAATTAAACAGACGCCAGATAAAAAACTAAAGAGTATCATAAAAAACATAGGTTACGATGTGTATGTTCTTTTAAAAGAAATAGAAGGAGGAAATCTCCAAGCAATAGATAGAGCCTGGGATAGACTATACGGTAAGCCTCTTCAAGTTTCTGAAGATAGAACACCTCAAGAAATAAAAACGATAGAATTGAGAGTAATAAACCAAAAAAATGAATCTGAGATTAACAACAACCTGGGTAATGGAGAAGAATCTAAACAGTCAAGCCAGGATAACAATTAACGAAGGAAGCTCAAGGTCTGGAAAGACCTATAACTTAATGATGATGTTTGTTGTTAAAATGCTACAAGAGAAGTGTTTAATAACGATAGTTAGAAAAACACTACCATCAGTTAGGGCTACGGCTTATAGAGATTTTTTAGATATACTTGATAAAGCCGGTTTATATAATCCTAGTAATCATAATAAAACAGAGTTAAATTATAAACTAGGACAAAGCGAAATAGAGTTTATATCAGTTGATGATTTTAATAAAATAAAAGGACGCAAGAGAGACTATTTATTCTGTAATGAGGCCAACGAATTAAGCAAAGATGAATTTACACAGTTAGCACTTAGAACAACTAAACAGATTTTTCTAGACTATAATCCTAGCCACTCAGTTTTTCACTGGATTGAAACTGATATTAAAACAAGAGAAGATGTTTTATTGATCCACTCAACCTATAAAGATAATCCGTTTCTCGAAGATGAGGTTGTTAGAGAAATAGAAAGACTAAAAAACACAGACGAAAATCTTTGGAGAATATACGGTCTTGGTTTAATGGGTATATCAAAGGCAAGGGTTTATTCTGATTGGGAGTTAGTAGATGAGATGCCAGAAAATTATCACAATAAGTTTTATGGTTTAGACTTTGGATTTAATCACCCCAACGCTTTAACCGAAGTAAGAGAACAAGATGATGAATTCTATTTAGATGAAAAGATTTATCTATCTGGACAGACAATTGAGAAGTTGATTGAGAAAATGGATGAACTAGGAATAGATAAGAAAGCTTATATATATGCAGATAGCGCTTATCCTGCTTATATTAAACAGATAAGAGACGCTGGATATAACTGCCAACCAGCTGACAAAGGTAAGAATAGCGTTAAACAGGGAATTGATTTAATAAAGAGCAAAAAGATTTATCTAACAAAAAGAAGTATAAACATACAGAAAGAAAACAGGTCTTACAACTATAAAGTTGATGCTAACGGTAATGTTGATGACACAGAGCCAGTAAAGTTTAAGGACGATGCTATGGATAGTATTAGATACGCAATCTATTCGGAGAAGAATAAACGTTTTATTGGTATAATTTAAAACTATGCAAGAAAAGTTTAAAAATGCAACATCAAACTGGGAAAGGAAACTGTTAGCTATAATAGAAGACGAGAGAAGGAGTATTAGTTTCGGTTCAATTAGTGTAGAGCTTAAGATAACAAATGGAAAGGTAGTATTAGTAGAGCTGAGAGGAACAACTAAGACTTATAAAATGGACTAGCTATTACCATTTTACAATTCTGCAAAAGTATGATATAATAATAGGAGAGATTTAAAAATAGACATTACTCGTTTTATAAAACAATTAAAAGCGAGATGTTCCGGATTATCGGATGGCTCGTTTTTTTAATAAGTATGGCAATATTTGATTGGAAAAAGAAAGGATTACAAGCTAGCTCAGAGAGCAACGCTATAGATATGTTATTTCATAAAACTCTAAAGGGTGACATATCTTTTGGCCGTGGAAGAGCTTTAGATTACTATGAGAAATCTGTTTATATTAATAAAGCAATCGAGAAGAGAGCTGATAAGGTTGCTGAAGTTGAGTTTTACTTAAAAGACAAGAAAGGCGAGAAAATTAACGACCACGAGATACTTGACTTATTAGCTAAACCAAACAACTTCCAAACAAGAGAGCAATTTTTTTCATTATGGAATAAATACTACGATATCTATGGAGAGGTTTTTGTTTTAATCTTAAAAGACCAAGAGTTCTTAGGTAAAAAGAAATTTGAACTAAGATTATTAGAACCAAAAGACTGCGAACCAGAGTTTGACGTAAACTGGCAGTTAACAGGTATTAAGTATAAAGGACAACCAGCAAAGTATAGTTCAAAAGAAATTATCTACGACTATAGACCAAATCCTGCCAATCAGTTTAGAGGAATTTCTTTACTTCGTTCCGGCGCTTACACAATTGAGACGAATATAGAACTAGATAGATTAAATTATGGCTTAGTAAAAGCTGGCGGTAAAGTTGAAGGTATAATTAACTTCAAGGGTGAGCAAGTATCACCAAGCCAATTGATTGAGTTTAAGACAAAATATAAAGAGCAACTTCAAGAAATGTCTGAGAACGGAAATGTTGTTTTTATGGGTGGAGACGCTGTTTATCAAAGAGTTAATTTAACACCAGAAGAGTTAGGATATCTCGGGACT